AGGATGCAGTCACGGCTGACGGCGATGTCGTCGTGCCGCTGGACGCGGAGGCCTTCGGGTTCTGCCTGAAAGCTGCGTTTGGTGACGCAACCACGACTGGCACCGGACCCTGGACGCATGAATTCCAGTCAGGGTCCTGGGCACTGCCAAGCATGTCCATTGAGACCGGCATGCCCGAGGTGCCGCGTTTTGCGATGTATTCGGGCTGCGTGCTCGATCAGATCAACTGGCAAATGCAGCGATCTGGCCTGCTGACCGCGACGGCGCGGCTGGTGGCACAGGGGGAGACGGTTGGCACGACGACCAGCGCAGGCACGCCCGCCGCTCTCGAATTGCAGCGCTTCGGTCATTTCAACGGGGCGATCACGCGGAACGGCTCGGCGCTCGGCAACGTGGTCTCGGCCGATATCACGTACGCCAACAATCTCGACCGGATCGAGACCATCCGGTCAGACGGCCGTATCGATGGGGCAGACCCGTCCATTGCAGCGCTGACTGGCTCCATTGAGGTTCGATTTGCCGATCAGACGCTTGTGACGCAGGCGATCAATGGCGATCCCTGCGAGCTTGAGTTCGCCTATGTGCTGCCCTCTGGCGAGAGCTTCACGTTCACCGTCCACGCTGTCTATCTGCCACGCCCCCGCATCGAGATCTCCGGTCCGCAGGGCGTGCAGGCGACGTTCGACTGGCAAGCCGCGCGGGACAGCACGATCGGCCGGATGTGCACCGCAACCCTGATCAACGACATTGAGGTATATTGATGCTCACGCTCGATTTGACGAATGAACCACGCTGGCATGATCTCGCGCCCGGCGTGCGGGTACAGTTGCGCCCCCTGACCACCGCGCTGATGGTTGTGACGCGCAGTGACCCCGTCGTTGAGGCTGTCCCCGAGGACGCTACCGACGAGGAACGCGCCGTTGCCTTTGCCAAGGCGCTGGCCCGGCGGGCGGTCCTCGCCTGGGAGGGCATCGGCGACGCCGAGGGCAACGCGATCGACCCGAGTCCCGACGCCGTCGATGCGCTTCTCGATATCTGGCCGATCTTTGAAGCCTTTCAGCTGACTTACGTCTCAAAGGGCTTGCTGCTGGAACAGGAAAAAAACGTCTCCGCGTCCTCGCCGAGTGGTCCTTCGGCGGGGGCGAGCGCTACTGCGAAGCGTGCCAAGCGACCTGCGAAGACTGCCCGGCGCGGCTGAACCAGCCTTCGACATTCGAGGGCTGGCAGGTCTGGGACCTGGTCGACCGCCTCGGCGGCCAGCTCCGCGTGCTGCCCGGCGCGGTCATCGGCTGGGATATGTCGGCCGCACTTTCACTCGGCGACGCGCTGGGCATCCCGCCCATCGCAATGGCCGAACTGCTGCCCGTGATTGAGGCGGTGATGGTCACAAAACTCAACGAACAGATGGAGCAATCCCATGGCGGAAAAACGGGTTAGCGTCCGCCTCGCGGCCGTGGGCGGCCGACAGGTGCGCGCGGAACTGGAAGGTGTCGGCGAGGCCGGATCGCGTGGCTTCGGCCGTCTCAGCCGGGAGATGGAAGCGGCCAATGCCCGGATGGCGGCTTTCTCGCGCCGTGTCAAAGTCGCTGCGGCCGCCGCCGTTGTGGCCGCCGCTGCTGCTGGCGTGGCGATGGTCCGATCCGGGCTGCAAACGGTGGACGCGCAGGCCAAGCTGGCGCAATCGCTGAACACAACCGTCGCCTCGATCCAGACCCTCGAGCGGGCGGGTGAGTTGGCGGGTGTCTCCATCTCCGGCATCGAACAGGCGACCAAGGATCTGACCCGCCGTCTCAGCCAGGCAGCCGCCGGGACCGGCCCAGCCGCTGATGCACTGGATCGGCTGGGGCTGTCCGCATCCGACTTGATCGCCCTGCCGCTGGACCAGCGGGTGGGTGCGATCAATGCTGCCATCGAAAGCTTCGTGCCCGCCGCTGAGCGCGCGGCGGTCGCGGGCCAGCTTTTCGGCGAAGAAGGCTCCATCGCCATGAGCCGGATAGACACGGCCACGCTGCGCCAGGCAACCGAGGACGTACTTGCGTTCGGTGTCGTCGTATCCGAGCAGGACGCCGACCAGATCGAGCGCACCAATGACGCAATCTCGCGCCTTGGCCTGATCTGGCGCGGGCTATCGAACCAGTTGGCCGTCGCTGCCGCGCCTGCGCTGGAGGCCGTTGCTGACGCCATGGCGGCAATCGCGAGCCGCACCGGTCCGCTTGGCATCGCCATTCGTGGCCTGTTCGATAACCTCGGCCGCCTCACCACCTATGCTGTCACCTTTGCGGGTTTCCTCGCCGGGCGCTGGGTGGCGGGAATGGCGGTTGCCGCACTCTCCGTGCGCGGTCTGGCCACCGCGCTTGTCCTGCTGCGGGGCGCGCTGATCCGCACCGGCATCGGAGCGCTGATCGTGGGCGCGGGCGAGTTGGTCTATCAGTTCACGAAACTTGTTGCGGGCGCAGGTGGATTTGGCGCTGCCATGGGTCTGATGGGCGATGTTGCCAAGGCCGTCTGGGACGGCATCAAGGCCACCGCCGGATCCTTCGCGGATGATTTCCGGGCAATGGGCGCTGATATCGAGCGCATCTGGACCCGGCTGATGGCGTTCCTGTCGACCAAATGGGCGGAATTTCTCGGGAAGATCGGCCCCACCTTCAATGCGGTTGCCGAGGAGATCGGTGTCGATAGCCGGATCGACTGGTTTGGTGCCATGTCCTATGCCTCGATGCTGGAACATGCCGCCAGCAACGCCGGACACAGGGCCAACCGCTATCGCGAGCGCGCCACCGCAACCCGCGCCGGGGCGTTTGACGGGGTCGGCCCGGCCTTGCAGGCGCTGGGCGACGCCATGTCGGGCGGAGACGATACCGGCAGTGATGCGCTGGATCAGGCGACAGCGGCAGCGGAGCGGTTTGAGACGACGCTTGGGGATGCCGGGCGGGCGGCGACGGACGCCGGTGCGGCGGCCGGGGCTGCCGCTGCTGCCGCCGAACCCGATACCGAAGCCGCCGTTTCTGGCTGGCAGGCGGTCACCGCGGCCCTTTCCGATTATGCCAGCAAGGCCCGCGATATCGGCGGGGATATTGGCCAGAGTCTCGTCAGCGCCTTCCAGTCGGCGGAGAATGCGGTCGGAGAATTCGTGAAGACCGGCAAGCTGAAGTTTGGCGATCTGGTCACCTCGCTGATTGCTGATCTCGCAAAGCTCGGCGCGCGCAAGTTCATCCTCGGGCCGATCGCCAACGCGCTCGGTGGGGTGCTTGGGGGCGCGGGTGGGGCTGGCGGGATCTTTGCGAACATCCTGCATGCGGGCGGCATGGTCGGATCCGGCGGATCATCGCGGATGGTCCCGGCGATGGCCTTCGCGGCCGCGCCCCGGATGCACTCCGGCGGCGTTGCAGGGCTCCGCCACGACGAGGTGCCTGCAATCCTGCAGCGGGGCGAGCGGGTGCTGTCGCGGCGCGAGGCACAGAGCTACAGCGGCGGTGGGGTCAACGTCACCATCATGGCGCGTGACGCCGAGAGCTTCCGCCAGTCCCGCACGCAGGTCGCGGCCGACATCGCTCGTGCGGTGTCGCTCGGGCGGAGGGGCATGTGATGGCGTTTCACGAGGTCCGGTTTCCCGACAACATCAGCCGGGGCGCGCGCGGCGGGCCGGAACGGCGCACGCAGATCGTCGAACTGGCCTCCGGCGACGAGGAACGCAACGCCAGCTGGGCGAACTCGCGCCGCCGCTACGACGTCGCCTACGGCATCCGCCGCGCCGACGATCTGGCGGCGGTGGTGGCTTTCTTTGAGGCGCGCAACGGTCGCCTCCATGGCTTTAGGTTCAAGGACTGGGGCGACCATAAGTCCTGTCTGCCCTCGGGAACGCCATCGCCCACGGATCAGGCGATCGGGACCGGCGACGGCACGACAACAGCGTTCCAGCTGGTGAAGCGCTATACCTCCGGGGCGCAGTCCTGGACACGGACAATCGCCAAGCCAGTGGCGGGCAGTGTCAGGATATCCCTCGACGGCGTTGAGCAGCCGTCCGGCTGGTCTGTCGTCACCACGACCGGCCTCGTCACCTTCGGTACCGCGCCAGGCTCCGGCGTATCGATCACCGCGGGCTTCGAATTCGACGTGCCCGTCCGCTTCGACACTGACGCCCTCGACGTGACGCTTGATCTCGAGCGGCTGGGCTCGATCACAACCATCCCACTTCTGGAACTCCGCCGATGAAAAACATCACCCCCGACTTGCAGGCGCATCTGGACGACGGGACAACAACGCTCGCCTGGTGTTGGCGTATCCTTCGCGCGGATGGTGTGACCTTCGGCTTCACCGACCACGACCGTACGCTCAGCTTCGACGGCACCGATTTCGAGCCGGAAAGCGGGCTGACGGCCTCCGAGGTGCGATCGGGGTCTGACCTATCGGTCGATGCGCAGGACGCAGAGGGCGTGCTGACCTCCGACCGCATCACCGAGACCGACATTCTCGACGGGCGCTGGGACAACGCCGAGGTCGAGGTCTGGCGCGTGAACTGGGCGGACACCGGTCAGCGCGTGCTGATGCGCCGGGGTGCTATCGGCCAAATCCGGCGCGGACGGCTGGCCTTTGTTGCCGAAGTCCGCAGCCTCGCGCATGTGCTGGGCCAAACGGTCGGGCGAACTTTTCAGGCGACCTGCGACGCCAGGCTCGGGGATACGCGCTGCGGCGTCAATCTGGAGGACCCGGCATTCAAAGGTTCGGGCACCGTGCTCGACCTTCTGCGGGATCGGGCGTTCACCGCCTCGGGTCTCGGCGGCTTCTCCTCCGGCTGGTTCACCTTCGGTACCGTCGAATGGACCAGCGGGACCAATGCCGGGCGGCGCGCCGAGATCATCGCGCATGACGTGACTGACGGCATCGCGGTGCTGACACTGCTCGAATCTCCGGTACGATCCATCGCCGAAAGTGACGCCTTCATTGTCCGCGCGGGGTGCGACAAGCGCCTGGAGACCTGC